CGATGCCGCCGCCGCCGTGCTGATCAGCTATTCCTACGTGCCCGCGAGCGTTGACGACGCCTGCATGAACCTTGTGTCAGAGCGCTATCGCTACCGGGCGCGGATCGGCATGCGGTCGCAGTCCATCGGGGGGCAGACCACGACCTCCTACGACATCAGCGACGTGCCGGCGTATATCAAGATGCAGCTTCAGAACTTCCGGGCGGTTTTGCCTATTTAAGATATGCGGTCGATCGGAAGGTTTCTTTAGATGTTCACCGTCGAACTCCAGGGCCAGACCGCCGTCATCGCGAAGTTCGGTGCGCTCGCGACCACCGTCCACGGCGAACTCGCGCGGACGGTCCAGGCGCTTACGATCAACCTCCAGGCCCACGTCCAGATCGACAAGCTCCAGGGCCAAGTCCTGCGGCACATTACCGGAAAGCTGTCCCGATCAATCGAGACCGCGATAGCTGACAACCCGGATTCGATCGTCGGGCGCGTCTTCTCCAACGGCACCGCGCCATATGCTCACCGCTTTGAGTACGGCTGGCACGGCGAGGAGAAGGTCAAGTCGTTCGAGCGCCGCCAGACGATGGCTTTCGGACGCCCGATCGATCCGGTGACCGTGACCGTCGCGGCGTTCACGCGGACGGCGAACCAGCCCGAACGGTCGTTTCTCCGCTCGTCCCTTAAGGACCAGGCGGCGGCCATCGAGAAGGCGCTCACCGACGCCGTCGCCCGCGCCGCAGGAGCCACCGCATGACCGTCACGCGCGAGGCCGTGATGACGGCGCTGTTCGGCCTCGGGCAGAACATCCAGTGGGGTTCGCCGCCGGTGACCTATCCGACAAACGGTGGTCTGTGCTGGGCCTACACCTCGCGGCGCGTCAAGACGCCGGACCAGATCGAGGGTATGCAGCCGGCTCTATGCCAAGCCGAGTTCAAAGAGACGACGGAACAGGCCTTCGGCGTCAGCGCCAAGCGCGTGTGGAACGTCGCATGGATGATCTACGTGTTCGACGGCAACGACGACACGATCATGCCGACGGTCTTCAATCCGATCCTCGACGCCATCGATGCGGCGTTCGAGCCCGTGCATGGCCCGCAGAACCTCGGTGGGCTCGTCGAGCGCGTCTATCTGCAGGGGGAAATCGAGAAATACGGGGGCAACATTTCGGGCCAAGTGCTGCTCGTGGTCCCGCTACAGATAGTTGTTCCTTGACCCGATAGGCGCCCCGCGCCCGCTATCTTGTGCCGAAGCGCTGCTTGACGCATTCTGCGCCCCGAACAGGCATCTTGCCTCCAGGGGGAACCTCATGGTCGCGCGTCGCGGACCCGCACAGCCCGAAGCCAGCGAGGCTGCTCCCGATCCGCAGGCCGTCAAGCGCGACCGCCTGAAAGAGATCGTCCGCTCGCACCTCCGCAACAGCCCCATCAGCCGCACGCCCGATATGTGGGGCCACGTCGAAACCGTCCTCGGCGCCATCGCCGACGATCTCATGAAGGAGTTCTAGGCCATGGCGCACCAGTTCTATTTCGGCACCGGCAACCTGTTCATCACGCCGAACAGCGCGAACCCCACGCCGATCAACGTCGCCGCGATCCAGAACGTCTCGGTCGATTTCGACGGCGATCTGAAGCAGCTGTTCGGCCAGCTTTCCTTCCCGCTCGACACCGCGCGCGGCAAGACCAAGGTCACCGGCAAGTTCGAGGTCGGCCAGATCAACGCCGGCCTGTGGAATGCGGTCTTCTTCGGCCTTTCGGGCGCGGGCGCTCAAGGCGTCACCACCGGCCAGACGCTCTACGCGTACAACGAAGGCCCGACCGCCATCCCGACCACGCCGTTCCAGATCACGGTGGCGAACGCAGCGCACTTCAGCCAGGACCTGGGCTGCTACAACAGCGCGACCGGCATCCCGTTCCAGCGCGTCGCCTCCGGGCCGACCGCCGGCCAGTACAGCGTCAACACCTCGACCGGCGTCTATACCTTCTCGTCGGCCGACAACGTGTCCGCCATCTCCGTGGTGTTCAACTACGAGTACACCGCGAGCGCGACCGGCCAGAACCTCCCGGTGGTCAACACCCTGATGGGCAATATCCCGGTGTTCCGCCTGGATCTCACGAACCAAACGAAGGGCAAGAACTCGGTCCTTCAGCTCTACGCCTGCACCTCATCCAAGCTGCAGTTCCCGTTCAAGCAGGACGACTACGGGATGCAGACCTTCGACTTCAGTGTCCAAGACGACGGCACCGGGCGGATTCTCAATTGGGCCACCACGGAGGGCTAGGCGCTTGGCAAAGGTCACTATCGGCGGCAAGGAGATCGAGGTCGATCTGCCGAACTTCAAGAAGCTCAAGGCCGCGTGGCAGTATATCTCTGTCGTCCAGGGCAACGCCGACCCGATGGCGGGCGTCGATGCGATCCTAGGCCTGATCACGGTTGGCAAGGTCGGCGATCCCGTGACGGTCGGCGATCTGGAAGAGGCGATGACCCCGCGGGAGATGCAAGGTCTTCGGCCCTTCGTGAACGAACTCCTGATCGAGATCGGCCTGGCGCAACGTCCGGGGGAAGCGGCGCCGGCGGGGGAGGACGATCCGAACCCTTCGCCGGCGACTTCGACCGATTTATCGCCGAACTCGTCGCTGCAGGATGCGGAGACTGGGACCGAATAGAAGCCCGCTGGGGCCTCGCGCGCTACTACAAGATGCATGAGGTCTGGGCTGAGTTCGGCCCCCCGGCCTACGTCAGCGCGGCGCACGCGATCGGCTTCAAGCCTCGCCAACGTCCGATCGTGATGGACGCTGAGGACTTCGCCGGGTTCATGGCTTCCGTGGCTCCCGGCGGCAAGATGTAGGGGACGCCAGATGGCCGACGCAGACCTCACTCTTAGTATTTCGGTCAACGACGCCGCAGTCGCGCCGGCCGCCGCCGAGGTCAATTCCGCAGTCACCGGCATCGGCGAGAGCGCGGTTGCGGCGTCGTCCGGCTTCAAGGAACTAGGCGAGACGGCCCTGGCCGCGATGGAGCGCATGGTGCTTGGCGCATCCTCCGCCCGCACCGCCGTCGTCGAACTTGGCGAAAGCGTCAAGGAAGCCCGCGCGATGGTTTCCGAGATCGGCGAGGCGATGATCGCGGCGTTCGCGGTCGAGCAGATCGTTCAGTTCGCCGAGAGGATGGGCCAAGCGGCCGAGCAGACCGCACATACGGCCACCACCTTCGGGCTGCTGACCTCTGACGTTCAGGGCCTCAAGGCGATGGCGGCGGGCACCGGCGTATCCTTCGACGCGATCACGACCGCCATGATGCGTTTGGACCGCAGCTTCGCGATGGCGAAGGAGGGCTCCAAGCAGCAGGCGATCGCATTTGAGGCTTTGGGCATCAGCACCAATTCCAGCTTGGACCAAATCCAGCTTCTCAACACCACGCTCGCCAAGTTCGGCGCCATGGATGACGGCCCGGCGAAGGTCGCGCTCGCTATGAGCGTCTTCGGGCGCAACATTCAGGCGATCATGCCGCTGATCGACCTATCGACAGAGGAACAGCAGAAACTTAACGAGGCAATCGCGGACTACGGCATCAAGAACGACGACGCGGAGCAAAAGGGCTTGGCGCTTGCCGGGTCGATGAACACCAACAAGATCGCCATGCAGGGCCTCGGCAACGTCATGGCATCGGCCTTCGCGCCGGTTCTGAAGGCGCTTGTCGACGACGTGAACTCTTTGGTTAATGCCTTCATCCAGTCCTACAACTCAGGCGGCATCGCGAAGCAGGCCATCGACTTCCTGGTCCTCTCGTTCGAAACGCTGGTCGAGATCGTCGATACGGCGCTCACCGTCCTAAAGGAGCTTATGGACCTTCTTCTAGGCCTGGCCGCGCTCCTGGACGATTCGGCCCGGATGATCGGTTCAATCTTCGGCGCCGCCGTGAGCGCCGTGACGGCGAAAATAGAGGGTCTGGGGCGCGTCCTGAAGGATGTCTTCACGGCCAACTGGGGCGACCTGCCAGCGGCCGGGATGGCGGCGTGGGTCGCGGGCAACGACAAGGCGAACACGACGATCACCGCCGCCGTCAAGAAGGCCAA